CTCCCCCGGGATGGCGACATGGACGATATGTCCATCAACATGGTGCCGACGACCCCGATGCTGTACTCGGCCTTCTCCAGCGACAAGGACGTCATCATCGAAGGCACCCAAGGGTTCGGCCTGGGCCTGCACGCAGGCGAATACCCGTACTGCACCTCCTCGGACTGTAGGGCTATCGACTTCCTGGCGATGACAGGCCTCAGTCCCTGGGCGCCCAACATCGAGCTGCAGGTGTGGCCGGTGTTCCGCACCTACCCGATCCGAGTGGCGGGCAACAGCGGTCCGATGTATCGGGAGCTGACCTGGGAAGAACTGGCGACTCGCACTAACGGCTACATCAAGCCGGAGCGGACCACAGTCACCAAGAAAATCCGTCGGATAGGCGAATGGGACGCCACCCTTGCCTATCGAGCGATGGTTGCAAACGGGTGGCCGTCGGACCGCATCCATCCGGTGTTGACCTTCGTCGACTACGTGTTCCCTGAACTGGCGGATACAGATGATCGGGGAGTGCTGGACCACCATGAGGGGCTGTGGCCGTTCTTGCAGCGCATCGAGACCGATCTCGGTACGATGAACCATCCGGCCCGACTTGCAGCGTTCACTACTGGGCCTGATACACTGGTGCCCCTACGCTAGGAGGATGTGTGGCTGTTACCCCCAATGAGGACATCGTGAAGGACCAGGTCGAAGCAGTGGTCGAGAAGGGGCCGAAGAGCACCCCTTTCCCGAATTTACATATTTACACCCCGAAGCTGCCCGAGCTGTTCCAGTGGATGGATCAGCACCAGCTGGGGTTGCGAGAGTTGGCGGATGCTAAGGCGTTCGAGTACGGCTCGACCGATCTGCGGATCATGGCGGGCGCCATGCACGAGATGTTCCCAGGGATTAGCCCTGAGGACGGCACTCAGGCAGCCATCGCTTTCTATGCACTCGGCAAGCTATCCCGAGTGCTGTCGTCGTTCAAGGATGGGCGTCCGGCACCCACTGATTCGTGGCGGGATTTGGAGATTTACGCCATGATGGCCCAGCGGGTCCAGGAGGTCGGCAACTGGCCATGAGTCAATCCGAAGCACCACCCCGGTGGAAAGTGAATGAGCCGGGCCAGGTGGCTAGCGAGCTATTGGAGCTGCAGACCCTCGATAGCAGGCTCTTTGACCGAGCCATCCGGGCTTATGAGCGTTACGGGATCCCTGCTCCGCTAGTCGTGTGGGCGGCCAAACGAGCGTGGTCGCAGGGTACTCCGCATCTCTTTGCGGCGATCTTGATGAATCATATCGAGGACTGCCATAAGCGCCTACCGAGCATCGTCTTGCAATCGATGATCCTATGATGGATATCATGTACGATCCCGACGTACCGTACTGGCAGCCTTGGACGCTGGGTGCGTTCCACCCCGAGGATTGTGGCGGACACATTTATGTGTTGAGTTCGGGGCAGCTCACCGATTCTCGTCGTAAAGGCGAGAAGGCGTATCACAGTACCAGCAAGTGGCAGGTGGTACACCACCATCCGCAGGGCGAGAACTGCTACCCGGCATGTGAAGCCTACGGCCTGGAATCCGAGGTGCCTCGTCGTGGGTAAGCGCTGGCGGGAATTCAAGGGAGCGTTCTTGGAGGGCCTGCATGGCGGGACGAGTGGCGCTGACCCGAGTGAGTCGATGCGTTACAAGATGGCCGTGGCTCAGTATGAGCAAGAAACAGCCGATTGGGTCGCAGCTCAAACAGCTAAGGTGCAACGGACCGATCCTCTGGCGACCTTACCCACCCGAGCCTATCCGGGTGACGCAGGCTACGACCTGTACTACACCGGCACCCAGGACATGCAGATCCGGCCGGGCGAGGTCATGTGGATCCCAAGCAAGGTGGCGATCGAGTGGCCACCTGGGGTGTGGGGTTTGATTATCGGCCGTTCGTCGTCCTTTGAGAAGGGGCTGTTAGTCAACCCGACTGTGATCGACGCTGGGTTCCGGGGTACTCTCGGAGCCTATGTCCGTAATGTGAGTACCGGTTGGGTGACTGTGGCCCCACAGGATCGGGTAGCGCAGGTGGTGCCGTTGCCATTGTTAGCGGATTCCTATCGAATGGTGGAAGTTAATGAGTTGGGACCTTCCGAAAGAGGCACAGCAGGATTCGGCAGCTCTGGCCGCTAGGATCTGGGCAGAACAGCGGGTGGTGGTGATCCGTCGTCGCCGGCTCCGTGGCCGTACGGCTTACGAGGTAGTTCCGTACCGGTGGTACCGACCTCGGCATACGGTGTCCAAGTTGGTGGCTTGGCGCTTCGAACGGAAGTTCGGTCGTGACTGACCTGCAAACGGATACTGCGTGCGGAAACTGCGGACATCCATCCTCGGAACATCCCGAGACCAATGAGTTGACAGCGACGAACGGGTTGGTGGTGGGTGGTCCGTGGTGGCCTTGTGCTCACAGCGAGGGCGGTGTAGAATGTGTGTGCGCTGACTTCGCTACGCCAGGCACCATTCTGAATGTTGGTAGGGTCAGCACTGATCGAGGCGACCCGGAGAGCAACTGATGCCAACCCATCGACGTGACCAGCCTACCCAGGGCGAGAACCTAGTGGCGCCCAACAGTGCACCCTCGAAGCAGTTTGATCCGGACCGCACTTGCTCTCACGATAAGTGTGAGACTCGGTTAAGTCGATACAATCCAACTGACCGGTGTTCGGTTCACGAGGATTTCCGACGCCTGCCGTCGAATCGGTGGTAGGCAGTACTTGACAGCCGGGCAAACCGCATGCTATGCTGTTGTTGTGGTAGCGAGGACGATCACCCGCCTCCGTCCGTCGCACCACATCTGCCGGGTAACCGGGAGGGGGAGTTGACCCGGCTCCCCCTTCCCGGTCGCTACAACTGAATCGTGCGGGGTGGAGCAGTCAGGTAGCTTGTCAGCTTCATCAGCTGGAGGTCGTGGGTTCGAATCCCACCCCCGCACCCAGGCTCTTTGACAACCGAATACGCAGGATCGGTCCGTTGCGATGGATTAGGGCTACTTCGCATCAGTTGACGAAGGGGATCTACGAGTCCTCTGTGGCGGTTGCAATGCCGCCAGTGCCTCAGCCGCTTTAGTATCTCGGACCGATCCACTCTCTGGCCTTTGCGATAGATCGGAGCTACTTCGACGGTTCGAATCCGCCACGTCCGCCTCGAAACCGGGCGTCCCGATTGGCATTCGGGAAGCAATCTCAAGCTTCGACTGATCAGTACCTAGGCCAGAACATTCTAATGGGTCCCTTGCGTAGGATACGGGGTTACTTCGTCATTTTGGTTGACTGCACAACACCTCGTCCGATCAGTACCTGGGATCCACCGTTTAACGGGACCTTTGCGTAGGAACGGGGTTACTTCGCATGGGCGCTGGATGTCGTGGGATTAGCAACCCGTCGTCTCGACTTAGTCGAGCCGTAGCTCAGATGCTTAGAGCGCCAGCCGCAATGGGCTTCGGCCCGGTCACCTCGTCCGACTAGTACCTAGGTCCCGACATACTAGGGTAGATTCCTTTGCGCAGGAATGGGGTTACTTCGCCTCTTACGCGAGTGGTCGCAGGTTCAAGTCCTGTCAGCCCATCCAATGGGCTGTAGCTCAGATGGTAGAGCACTTACGTCACCTCGTCCGCTTAGTACCTAGGAATCATCCCGATCGACTCCCCTCAACCGTAAACGTGATGCTCGGCACAAGCGCATACGCAGCCGCTGGGGGGAGTCGAGCGATTTGCAGTGTGTGTAGGCCAAATGCAGAGCCAAGCCGGGCGGTGACCCAAACTCCCTTCCTGTCAGGTGCCCGACCCCTCATCGCTCCCCACAGGTAGAGAGTCACTTAGCTTGGCTGCGTTGCGGGTGGGAGTCCCGTCACACACTGCAAAACATTCGGTGTTCTCCGTCCCTGGCCGGTACCCAACCCGGTTACGAAACACATCTGCGACCTATACGGAGTCGGAGCAGGCGTGAGCCAGCCATGTGATGAGGCCAAGCCGGGAGGCGAGACGCTGGTGTCCCGGCACCAGGGGGTGTTAGGTGGAGATGGTTGGAATGTCGACTCGGCTCTGGAGTTGGCCACCGGGGTCGCCAACCTACCTCGGCAGGTTCGATCCCTGCCTGCCCCACGAGGCCCTGGTGTAGCCTCAGCAGCTGCATGAAACTGCCAGCGGGCTGACGTGGCCTGGTTAAGATGCGTCCAGGGGAGGTAGAAGGCTCCCCATCTAGCTCCGTACCCAACATGGCGACTTGTGTGGGTACCGATGGCGAAGGCACGATGAGGGTACACTCATCACGAGTGCAACTGAGTCATAGGTTCGGGTTTCGCCGCTCGACGGGGCACGCAGGCTTTGGCAGTTGTGCCGAGTCAGGATCGCCTTCGGGCGGCTTGGTCCCTTGACGGACCTGAAACAACTGTCAACATCCTAGGGCAACCCATTGGTGAGGGTAGCTGGCTGTAAACCAGTGGCCGTGCGGCTGTGGGGGTTCGAGTCCCTCTCCTAGGACCTATGCGGACACTGCAAGCTGATCCGTCAAAACGGCAGCCGGGAGATCAACCGAGAGACTACCAGCCGATCACAATCAGGGCTGATCGACCGGATGTTTACGGGCGGCTGACCCACAGTCGGATGGCGGCTCACAAAGAGCTACCGCCCGACCCGTACGTCCTAACCATGGGCGAATACGCTAGGTACCTGCAAGACGTGGGCGACTCGTACGACCCACCGTTCGCCGCCTGGCTCCGAAGCCGGGCCTAGACCTGCGGAAGCAATGCCGGCCGAGCTTCAAACCCTCGGATGCGGAATCCCCGTTGCCAAGTAAGGAAGTGGGGAGGCGGGATCCTCCCCACTGCATCCCGTTAAATCTTGACGACTGCTGTCTGCTATGGTAGACTCGGGGCTATGGCCTACGGACTATCGGCGGAAAACGGTGGCAAATAGTGCATGGACTCGGGATCAGCTCGCACTCATCGTCGCCAGCGTCATTACGCTCGTGTGGACTGTTAGCTTTCTGAGCGATGTCTTCACCCATTACAAGCAGAATCCGACGATCACCCCGCTCATGCTGGGCGTGGCGGCCTGGTTGTTTCGTGCAGACGCCAAGAAACATCGGAATGGTGATTCTGACCAAGTCGGGAATGGGGTAACGCCGTGACGGTTCAGGTCAAGCGGGCGCATATTAAGTGGCTGGGGCTGCTGTTAGTAGTTCTGCTGGTGGTGGTCATTGGTATCGCCAGAGTCACTCAGCAAAATAGCCATAACGTCGACGATCTAGCGGATTCGGTCACCACGTTAGAGAAGTCGGTCGATGAGATCAAGCGTTCAACCCGCCATCTGGAAGAGTTTGTTGAACAACTAGAGGCTGGTTCGCCGGAGGAACAGCAGCGGAACGCTGCGATCACCCGAGCGGTGAACGAAGTCCCACGGATCAAGGACATTCTATGTGAGGCCTTTCCGGAAGCATCTGCCTGCCGGCCTACAGGTGGTACTTGACAGCTGGGCAAACCGTAGTGTAGAGTGGTTGTAACGAAGAGCAGTCAACCACTCGGAGGTTTTTCCCCTAATGACGACCTTCAACAAGGGTACTGGGACGTCTCGTCCCGAGCGGACCCGCACGTTTGAAGGCGGTGAAGCAGTTGTTCCGTCGGCATTGGTCAATCTGGCGTTTACTGCAGCTTGCACGTTTATCGGCCAGGACACGTTCTACGAGACCGGCGACGAGCGCATGCAGCGCATCCTCCTCCTCACTCGGGAGGCAGGCAAGACCCACCCCGACGAGGTGGTCGACCTGATCCGCACCATCCGTCGGGAGTACAAGATCCGAGCTGCGGCCATCGTGATCGCTGTTGAGTTCGTGTCGTTCTTCCCGAGCCACCGCACCCGAGAGGCAGTGGCGAACGCTTGCTGGCGTGCCGACGAGCCGGGTGAGTTCCTCGCCCACTGGATGCAGCGCTTCGGCAAGCGCATCCCTCGAGGCGTGAAGCTCGGTCTCGGCGATGCCGTGCACAAGCTGTACATCGAGCACAACGCCATGAAGTGGGACAGCAAGGATCGTGCCGTTCGCATGGGCGACGTGCTCGAGCTGTGCCATATCAAGCCCGAGAACACCGAACAGGCGACCCTGTACCGGTACCTGCTCGACGTCCGCCACCGAGGCAACGAGGCGTGGGCGATCGATTCGAACGCCGAGGACGAGCAGCGGACGGTTGATCCCGGTCACTTCCGGTTCGATCGAGATGCGCTCCCGGCTCACCTGAACCGGCGAGTCCTGAACGACATCCCCGAGGGCGATCGTCGACAGGCGCTGCGCACCTGGGGTATGAACTTCCTCGCTGCGTCGGGTCTCACTTGGGAGCAGCTCTCGAGCTGGCTGCCCGGAGGCATGGACGCCGAAGCCTGGCAGTTCGCTATCCCGAACATGCAGGTCATGGCGCTGATCGGTAACCTGCGCAACTTCGACAAGGTTGGTCTCCCTGAGCAGTGGGTCGACCGTGTGATCGACAAGATCACCTCGCCTGAGGACGTGCTTGCGAGCCGGGTCTTCCCCTACCAGGTGCTGACGGCCTACCGGTTCGCCGAGTCCGACAATTGGAAGCGTGCGCTGGGTAAGACCCTCGACTACGCATCCGGCAACGTGCCGAGCCTGCCTCGGTCGCTGTTCGTGATCGATACTTCTAGCTCGATGCGCCAGCCGGTGTCGGAGCGATCGAAGATCTCTAGCATCGAGATCGCTGCACTGCAGGCGGTGTCGGTCGCCAAGCAGTCGCCCGATTCGGACATCGTGATCTTCGGCAACTACAATCGCCGTCTCCGTGCGGACGAGTGGCGCGCCAAGTCGGTGTTGGGTGCGACCGAGTACATCTGCGGGCTGGTCGGTTCGGTGGGCCATGCGACCTTCGGTCACACGGCGATTCGGGACAACTTCGACCCGAGCCGCCACGACCGAGCGGTGATGTTCACGGATGACCAGCAGCATGACAGCGGTACGGGCTACTACTCACGCACCAATGTCGACATCTCGCACGTGCCGCAGCTGATCACGTTCAACATCGGCGGCTATGCGCCGAAGTCGACGTGGGGTAAGGTCGGCGCCCAGACCAACGTGCAGGTCGCCGGCTACTCGGATCAGGTGTTCCAGGTGGTGGCTGATCTGCTGGGGGTGTAAGGCGTCAGGGGAGGCAGCTTCTCTGGCTTAGTAGGGAGATGGAGCCATGTAACCGTTAGGTTGTGTGGATTCTGCTGCGGTATTGAATGAGATAAGCGACGGTTGCGCTATCAGTCGGCTCTCTCGGTCAGGGTGGTTCCTCCGAGAGAGCCGATCTGTATCCAGGTACTTGACACGGAGTCAAGCTCGTGTTATAATGGGTTTATGAAGGACGCAACCCACACCAACCTGAAGAGCCTGGTCCGAGCCTGCTACACCACGGACGGGTTGCCTCCCGCTCGCTACAGCCTGATGATGCGCCTGGCCCGTAAGGTGGGCGGCCGAACCGGTCGTACCGCCAACCAGGTCATCAGCAGCTACATTGCCACTTATTCGAAGGAGTGGAGCTAAATGGTCATCCTCACGATCTGGCACAACAACATCGGCCGACCTATTCCCTGTCCGGGCCTTCCCGACGGCTACGCCGGCCGTAGCGGGATCTCTCCCTTCGAGCCGGACACACCCGAAGCGGTGGCGCAGTTCGTTCATACGATCAAGCGTTATGGTGCAGCGATTGTGACTGATAATCGCACCTGGCGTCCTGTCAACCACCACGTGATTGGCGTGGGAGGTGGACACGACGATGCCGACTGGTGCGAGTCTCGGTTCCTCGAGGGCAGCCAGGAGGCATGGCGGGAGAATCACAACCCGTGGTTCTCGGTGGTCGAGGTTCTGCGTCGGCGGATGGTTGGCGGCGGGTCATAAATCAGCTAGGCATGAAGCCCGCTCTTTTCACGAGGGCGGGCTTCGTGCTATACTGACGGGATGGAAGGTTCCACCTCCGATCTCGCCAACCTCGTAGCAGTCCGACCTCGATGCGGGGCTAAGCGGTCCAACGGCGAATCCTGCCGTAATCCGGCAGGCTACGGGACCACCCACCCTGGATACGGTCGCTGCAAACGCCATTACGGGAACACCCCCGCCCACCAGCGTGCTGGTGCCCGTGAACAGATCCGAGACGAAGCACGCAAGCTCTGCGAAGCTCGAGGCATCAACCCCGACGATGTGACTCCTGAGCGGGTCATGCTCGAGGAACTGGCCAGGTCCTACGCCATGGTCAACTACCTCGAAGAGCAGACCGACGTGAACGCTGCGATGTGGCCCGACTGGCAGAGCGTTCTGCTCGCTGAGCGTAAACATCAGATGGACGTCGCCAAGGTGCTGGTCGCTGCCGGCATCGCTGACCGACAGGTCCGCATCATCGAGGCCCAAGCGCAGGTCCTGGGGATCGCTATCCGAGCTATTCTCGATGACCTTAAGCTCACTCCTGAGCAGCAGCACATGGCTCCCATGATCGTACGTCAACACCTGGCGGAACTTCCCGCCGCATGAGTGTCTGGGCCTTAGCGGCTGATTACGCCTTCCCTGAGCAGGAACGCTACCTCATGGAGCCGGTGGCGTGGGCCAGGGAACGTGCAAACATCGAGCTGTGGTCTAAACAAGTGGATGTCATCGAGTCGGTTCGGGATAACCCCGAGACCGCAGTGCATTCCTGTCACAACACGGGCAAGAGCTTTAATGCTGCAGTAACCTGTTGCTGGTGGCTGGACGTCCATCCGCCCGGTACAGCGTTCGTAGTCACCACTGCGCCCACTGGCCCACAGGTGAAGGCGATCCTGTGGCGTGAAATCGGTCGCATCCACAAAGCAGCAGGGCTGCCAGGTCGCACCAACCTAACTGAATGGTATATGGCCGGAGAGCTGGTGGCGTACGGCCGCAAGCCATCAGAACACGACCCTACCGGCTTCCAGGGTATCCACGCCGAGTTCGTGCTGGTGGTTCTCGACGAGGCATGTGGCATCCCCAAGACCCTATGGGACGCAGCCTCGTCGCTTACCTCAAACGATAGCTCTCGTACCCTGGCGATCGGCAACCCAGACGACCCCCACTCCGAGTTCGAGAAGGTGTGTCGTCCCGATTCGGGTTGGGAAGTGATCCACATCGGGTGGGAGCATACGCCAAACGCTACCGGCGAGCAGGTTACCCCGAAGGCTAAGAAATCGTTGATCTCCGAGAAATGGGTCAAGAGTCGAGCTAAGCGTTGGGGTAAGAAATCAGCACTGTACACCTCTAAAGTGCTGGGTCTGTTCCCCACCGACTCGGAGTCGGGAGTGGTCCCGTGGTCTTGGGCGGTCGGATGCCGCTATTTACAGCTACCGGCCGACGGTGCTAGAATAGCGGGGCTTGATATTGGCGGCGGCGGTGACCGTACCGTTCTGCGTGAGCGGGTTGGTTACCGAGTCGGCCGGGAAAAGGTGTGGGATGATTCTGATCCGATGGAGTTGTGCGGCAAGATCGCGCTTACTCTCGAGGACTGGGGCATCGAACGGGTGGTGGTCGACGTCATCGGTATCGGGTGGGGCGTTGCCGGTGTCCTGAAAGAGAAGTCACGGAAGCATAACCGTACAGGCGATACGGTTCACGGAGCCGAGGTGGTGGGATTCAATGCTTCGGAGTCGCCCACCCGCAAGAATAAGAAACGATTCCAGAACCGTCGAGCGGAGCTGCATTGGGAGGTCGGTAGAGAGCTTTCTAGGCTCAAAGCGTGGGATCTGGAGGATGTCGACGACGATGTTATGGCTGAGCTGACCGAAGCTCAGTACACGATTGTTGACAGCCATGGTAAAATCCGCATAGAGCCGAAAGAGCAGATCACCCAACGGTTGGGCCAAAGCCCTGACCGTGCCGACGCCTTGCTCATGGCCTTTTGGGAGGGCGACAGCGTGGAGGTGAAGATGCCGGCATCTGCTAAGGTGCTGACCACCACTGGCTATGAAGACAAGATACACGACATCGGGTGGGCTGGACCTACAAAGCCAGCTGTCGAGTCTGACCCTGAGGAAGAGGCAGCTAGGGCTGCAGAACGTAAGATGATGCAGAGTCTCATTGCCGGCAGGCCGGTATGATCGGCTGGATCCTGGGCCTGGGGCTAGCTGCGTTCTATATCACTTATGTGGTCACACAGAGTGATTTCCCGCCGGCTGAACAGCTTCGGGCGGCGGTGTATCGACGCTGGAGTCAGCAATCCTGGCAAGGCTACCTCGTGATGTGCGGGTGGTGCGTATCGGCTTATGCTAGCGCAGTCGTGGTAGGCGGGGCGGCAGCCTTTAGTGACGTTCCTTTACCGGTAGTGGTGTGGTTGGCCGTGGCAGCTGTGTCGGGCTGGCTAGCCATGCTAGCCAACATCGCAATCAACAAAGAACTCTTGCAGCGACTTGAGATGAAGGCCAAATCGGGGTAACATGGCAGCTCCTAACGCACTCGTCGCTGCAACTCAGATCCTCACCGGTCAACGCAGTCAGGACCCTGCCCATCAGCACAAAGCTTGGCAGGATGAAGCCTGGCAGTTCTACGACGAAACTGGCCCACTTCGCTACGCCACTAACTGGCTGGCCAACCTCATCTCCCGAGCGAGACTGCAAGCAGCTTCCCTCTCCCCCAACGGCGATGAACCTGAACCGCTAGATGGTGGTCCTCCCGCTGAGGCAGTCGAGAGCCTTGCCGGTGGCGTTAACGGACAGTCGCAGATGTTGCGATCCAGCGTCGTCGATCTCACCATCCCTGGGATCGGTTACCTAGTTGGGACCGGTAAAGATACACAGACCTGGCGGATGTATTCGGCCGACGTGTTGAAGATGAAGTCTCCCGAGACCCCAACCCGCCAAGCGGTGTACCAGCTGCTCGAGGCTGACGGCAAATGGAAAGACCTGGATCCCGAGACCATCATTGTCAAGGTGTGGCGTCCTCATGAGCGTTACTATTGGGAACCGGACTCCCCCGCTCGAGCTGCCCTGGGCGACCTCCGAGAACTACGGCGGATTCGTCAATACATCGACGCCACTCTGGTTTCGAGGCTGGCGGGTGCGGGTCTTCTAATCATTCCCCAGGAAGCCTCGTTCCCTAACGCACCTAACGAACCGGACGCCCCACATCCTTTCATAACCGAAATCATGGAAGTCATGATGACGGCGGTGAAACAGCCTGGTACGGCGGCAGCGGTGGTGCCTATCCCTATCGAGATCCCGGCTGAGTTCGCCGAGGCGTTCCGGCATCTGAGTTTCGAAACTGAGCTGTCGGATAAGATCCTCGATATGCGAGAGTCAGCGCTCCGTCAGTGTGCGATTACTCTCGATGTGCCGGCCGAAGTACTAACCGGCATGGGTGATCTCAACCATTGGGGTGCTTGGCAGATCGAGGAATCGGCGGTCAAGGTGCATGCCGAGCCTCTGTTGGAACTGATCACATCGGCTCTGACCACCGGTTTCCTTCACCCCGTACTCAAAGCCCAGGGTATGGCCGACGAAGAGGTCGAGCAGTTCGTTATCTGGGCAGATACTTCGGAGCTGAGCAGCAAGCCCGATAAATCGGACGACGCTATCGCTCTGTGGGATAAGGGCGAGTTGAGTGGCGAGGCTCTGCGGCGGGAGACCGGTCTATCGGAGGCGGACAAACCTAGTGAAGAGGACCTCGAGGCGTGGGCCTTCAAGCAGATGGTCAAGCAGCCGCTGAATGCCGCAACCGGTGCTGAGGGTCTCGGAATCAAGCTGCCTGAGCCTCCGCAGCCCGTGATGCCGGCGATCAGTCCGAACGGCAACGGTTCGCAGCCTCCGGAGGGCGAAGAAATCGACGACGAGCGTGCTATGCCCGACACTCGGGATCAGCCTCCCCCCGAGTTCGCCACTGTATTGGTTCTGGAAAGCTACGTGCATCGGGCGCTCGAGCGAGCTGGTAACCGGATCCGCAGTGCCCACCGAGGCGCAGAGGCGCTGCAGGACTGCGGTTCCTATCCGCATGTTTGCTTCGAGGGCGTGGAGAATGCGGATCGCTTGCTCGAGGGTGCGTGGGATCGACTCCCGCCTGTGTTACTTGAGCTGCAGCTCGATCCCGCTCTAACCATCGAACGCCTGCAGTCCTACTGTTGCACCTTGCTGGAGCGGGGTCTAGAATACGAACGCCCGAGCCTGGCCCGACTTCTCAGGATCGCAGCATGACTACCAAACGGCAGCGGCTGCATCGGCTGGAGAGTCGAGCCGACAGATTTGAGCGACTGGTTGCCCAGGCGTTGCGTCGAGCTATCCGGTCGGGTACTAAGAATCTTGGGTTGGTGGTTGAACCGACCACCTATCAGGTCCGCAACGCCCGGGGTGCGTTCGCCATTAACATGGTGGCAGCGGCACCACAACCTGCAGAGCCGTATGTGTCGGTCGATGACCTGGCGGCGATCGATGCTGCTTGGCAATCTGAACTACGGGATCTGATCCTCCCGGAACTGGGCCGAACCGTAGTTGAAGGCGCTCACGACGCTATCGACGATCTGGTCGCTAAGGTGCCAGTACTCGTCGACGCCCGTCACGCTGCAGCTGAGCTTTATGTCTCCCAAGCCGAGAACCGGCTACGAGGGATCGGAACCGACCTGTGGCAGAAAACCCGTGCTCAGTTGGTCGCCGGCATGGCCGAGGGCGAGTCGATTCCGGAACTGTCAAAGCGGGTCCGAGGTGAGATCGCATCGAGTAACGTCCGTGCACGCACTATCGCTCGGACGGAGGTGGTGTCGGCTTCGAATGCGGGTGCCTTGGCGCAGATGCAGTCGCTAGGTGAGGAAGGTCCCGCTGAGAAGGAATGGCTGTCCACTAACGATGCTCGTACTCGACTTAGTCATCGAGAAGCTAATGGCCAACAGGTACCGCTGGTTGATCGGTTCGAGGTCGGAGGGGCGACTCTTGCTTTTCCGGGCGATCCTACGGGACCACCTGATGAGGTCATCAACTGCCGGTGCACGTTGGTATGGAACATGGAGCCGAAGGCTCGGTTGGTGGCTGCCGGGTTCGAGACCTTCCAGGAGGAAGAGCACACCTCGGGCATGATCGCCCTGGTTCCTGTCCATCCGCCGACGATCGGGGGTGGCGTGCCGTCCGAGGAATCGCACCTCACGCTCTGGTTCTTGGGGCCTACCAATGACATCCCTGAAGAGTTGCAGCAGGCGATTCTAGCTGAGGTGGGCTTTCGATCTGAACAGCTGCCTGGTCCGTTGTTGGCTAACGCATTCGGCGCCGCAGTATGGGATCCGAACGGCGAGGATCCGTGCGTAGTCCTGAACGTGGGCGGTAATGGGTTGCGGGATATCCGGGATGAAGTCCATCAAGGTGTGATCAACGCTCCTGATAACGTCGATTCGAATCAGG